TGCAATTCTGCCGCAGAACCTTGCCCTGCTAGAACGTATAATTCTGTAAAATTTTGATTGGTTTTGTTAAAAGCATCACGCAGAGTATCGCCGTCTTTGGCGTTTAGCGCAGTACCGATGTTGATTGTTTGTATGGCCATGATTTCGTCCCAATAAGCTCGCTATCAGTATTTATCGGCTACGATAAATATATTACTATGCCAAGATTAAGCCTTTACAGACCCGAAAAGGGCAACGATTACAAGTTTTTTGACCGCACAGTCTACGAGATGTTTCAAGTGGGCGGTGTAGACGTCTTTGTACACAAGTACATAGGCACAGACGACGGATCTGTGGTCAAAGATCATACACAAATTCAGGATCTATTGTTCCTAGAAAACAGAGATAGAAAATACAGCGACGATATCTACACACTTCGCGGGCACTATCAAGTACAGGACATCGACTTTAACCTAAGTCAATTTGGACTTTTCTTGAGCAACGATACAATTTTTATGACTGTTCACATCAATAATAGTGTGGACTTACTGGGTCGTAAAATTATGGCTGGCGATGTTATAGAATTGCCTAACTTAAAAGATGAGCATGCCATGAACGATTATGCCACTGCTCTAAAACGCTTTTATGTAGTAGAAGAAGTTAACCGTGCCGCAGAAGGATTTTCAGCAACTTGGTATCCGCACTTATATAGAGTAAAATTAAAGAGCATAGTAGACAGTCAAGAATACAAAGATTTGTTGGATCGTCCAACAGAGTCTGACAATTATGCCGGAGAGTGGAGCGCCAACATGAACTACTATCCAGGGCAGGTGGTAAAATACAAGGGTACACTCTACGAAGTAACGCAGGAAGTCGTGGGCAATATTCCCGGACTAACTGAAACTACTGTTGAGCCAACTGTTACAGATGCGTGGGCCGATTACTATACAGTCAGCACTACAGATACTCTTAGAGATCTAATGAGTACCTATGAAAAAGAAAAAGCAATTAATGATGCAGTAGTAGCAGAAGCAGAAGCAGATGCCAAACGTAGTGGCTATGATACCAGTCATTACTATACTGTTAAAGTCGATGAGACTACTGGTTCTGTGGACCTAACACTGGTAACATCTGATACAAATATCTCTGTGGACACTAGTGTAGATTCAAATCCACTGCCACTGAAAGACGGATACAGCGGATACCTATTAGGTGATGGCATTGCCCCAAATGGTCCAATAGTCGATACAACTGATATCACTATTCCAGAAGGACAGGTAGATGCACAGTTTGGATTTGGTATTCAATTCCCAAGTACCGCCAGCACCGGCGATGTATTTTTAAGAACAGACTTTTTACCTAATCGTATGTTTAGATATGATGGTCGCAGATGGGTCAAACAAGAAGATAATGTACGTATGACTATGAGCAACAGTGACGACACACGTCAGACACAGCGTACTGGATTTGTTAACAACACAGAAAAATCAGGCATTAATCAAGTAGCGTCAGATACTGTCTACATTGACTTACTAGGCGATCCTATCTGGGAAAGCGGCAGTATTACACAAGATTTACAAATGACTTCAACATCCGTATTCGTAGTAACTAATGTCACATACAATAAAAATCATATAGTTGAAGTATGGTTAGATGAATTAAGCAAAGCCAAAAAGATCACAACTTCCGATGTCGGTGGCGCACTAGCGTTCACTATTGGACATCCAGTGCAGGATAATAGTGTAATTAGATATACTATCTACGATAAAGTAGTAGCACAACGACAGAGTCTAAGTAAGGCTCTTAGACCACAGGCGGACAACTAATGCAATGGTTTTATGACGGCCAAATAAGGCGATATATTGGACAGGTGATCCGTATGTTAAGCGGATTCAAATATCAAGCCGGTGACGGCAAACAGATCACAGTACCTGTAATCTACGGCGACATGACTCGTCAAGTAGGACAGGTAATCAAGGACAACTCGGAAAATAAATTGCCTAGTGCGCCTCGCATAGCAGTTTATATCACTGGCTTGGCCATGGATAAAACTCGTTTAGGTGACAGCACTTTTGTCAGCAAAGTACACATTCGTGAACGTGAGTTTGACGAAGGCACTGGAGAATATACGGCTAAACAGGGCAACAACTACACAGTAGAACGCTTGATGCCAACTCCATATAAACTTACTCTTAAAGCGGATATATGGACTACAAACACAGATATGAAACTGCAAATCATGGAGCAGATTCTAATGTTGTTCAACCCAAGTTTAGAAATACAAACAACAGATAACTTCTTAGACTGGACTAGTCTAAGTGTTGTAGAGTTGACAGATATTACTTTTAGTTCTAGAAGTATTCCTGTGGGCAATGAAACTGAAATCGATGTAGGTAGTTTAACATTTGAAACACCGATCTGGATCAGTGCTCCTACTAAGGTTAAAAAATTAGGTGTAGTAACTGATGTGTTAATGAACATATTTGATGCTACTGGAAATTTAACTCCAGACTTTGTTAATAACAAGCCTGCGGCTGTGGAATTTAACAACGTATCGGGTTACGGATTACTAGTTTATAATAACAAACTAAGTTTATTAAAAGGTAGAGAGCCATTAATAGAAGACGATGCTGCCGATACTGTGTTTACTAAAATAGGTGCAGACGTGAGTTGGAACTTTATCTTTGAACAGTATCCTGGAAAATTCCGCACAGGAGTCAGTCAGGTATTTTTAACTCAGGATGACGGCAATCAGATAGTGGGCACACTCAGCGAAGATGCAGACGACAGCACAATACTACACGTGAACTGGGACCAAGATACATTCCCAACAAATACACTAATAGCCAATGCTGGCAATACTGTACTAAGAGGATCCGTGGATGCGATTGTAGATCCAACAAGATTTAATCCACGTCCAAGACTGCCCGGTGGCACACTAGATTGGCCAGACATGTCCAACGGTCCTATTAGATATATTATTCTAGAAAGCATTGGCGATACTGTAAACGACGACGGACCTGACGGTTGGAAAAATCAAAATGGCAGTGACTTCTATGCTGATGCCAACAGTATTATAGAATGGAACGGCACCAGTTGGGAAGTTGTACTAGATCCAGCAGATCCTGATCTAGAAGGAACACCAGTGTATATTACCAATCTAAGAACTGGCATCCAATACAAATTCTTAGACGGAGAGTGGACTAAATCATTTGAAGGCGAATATCGTAAAGGTTACTGGAGAATGATATTCTAAACTAAGTAAGTGCATGAAAGATCAGATAGTCTGCTCCGGTGCACTTTTTTATGCCAAGTCTACAAAGCGTTTTTTACTGCTACAAAAAGCAGAAGGCAAACACGCTAATACTTGGGGATTAGTTGGTGGCACCAACAACGAAGGAGAAACTGCTTGGCAAGGTCTCCAGCGTGAAATAGAAGAAGAAATCGGTGCTGTTCCAAAAATAATTAAAACAATACCTATAGAAACATTTGTCAGTAACGACAGCGTTTTTAACTTTCACACCTATCTCTGTGTAGTTGACGCAGAGTTTATTCCTACACTGAGCAAAGAACACAACGGGTGGGCATGGGCTACTGTGGATAGTGCGCCTAAGCCGTTACATCAAGGACTGCGTAGTAGTTTTTCTAACAAAACTATTCGCACTAAACTTCAAACTATTTTTGATGTAATTGATTTAATTTGATAATCGCCACTGATTGTAAACTCTACTGACTACGTCCGGTGGACCGTATTCTGTATTAAAACTTACAACCACACGTCTATCACTTTGATTATCTTCGGTAGAATGTTCTAACCAACTAGGAAATAATACCAGTTGACCTTCTTTACATTCCACGGTATGAAAGTTTTCGTTTAAATCATTAGATCCCAGCAACATCTCTGCCATACGACACGATGCTGTAGGACTGTGAAAACTTAATCCCACACTGCCTTCGGGTGCTTCAACATAGAGTGCTCCAGAGATAACACTGACTTCATGTCTATGTGGTTTAACACGTTGCCCTTTACCCATAATATTAAACCAACTGTTGGTAATCTGCACAGGTGGCATCTGCATATCCAGTGCTGTTTCTTTAACTAAACTTTCAATTTTGGCACGTAATCGTCTTACACTGAAGTGACTTAAAATTGGAGTTAGCGGAGTTCCGTATGAACTGCCAGCGTCACTGACTAATCCGTGTGGACGTATCTGTGCTTCGGTTTGTCTTATCAGTGCTTTGAGATTTTCCCAATCGGGCTCTTGGGATAAATCGTGTATGTCAATTCTTGTAGGGAATATAAGTTTCTGCATTTGGAAATATTTAGTGCTCTAATCTGCTTAAAATCACCATCGTGGCTCTATAAATATTCCACAGAAAGGAGACATATATGCTTCTCAAACCAGTTCACGATAGAATTATTGTACAAAAAGACGAACCAGAAAAAGTCAGCAAAGGCGGTATTGTTATACCAGATGCGGCACAGGAACGTGCCACCAGAGGTATAATTTTAGCAGTAGGTCCAGGAAAGTATGCTGAAAAAACCGGCGTGTTTATTCCAACTACATTAACTGTAGGAACAAAAGTATTGTTTCACCCCTATGCCGGCAGTGAAATGAAAGTCGGAGATTTAACATTTTATAATATGCCAGAAGGCGATATTTGGGCTATTGTCGAAGATGATGAAGAATCAACAGACGCTTCTTCAGATTGATTTTGTTGCAAACAATCAACAGTTGTATATCAATCAGTGCGAAGAATTGCACAAGGCTATTATCAGAACATACGGCGAATTAGACACTACAAAAGCCTATTGGCGATATAATTTGTTTAATGTCAGTTGTTCTAGTATAGCCTTTTATCGACTATGGAAAGAACTTAATGTAAGAATCAGAGAATACGTCGGTGATGATAGACCATTATGGATGTCTGGTTGGCTTAATCTTCATAAACAAGATCAAGTTTTAGATTGGCACAATCATAAATTATCTATTTGTCATGGATATGTAAGTATTGATCCTAAGAACACTGTCACAGAGTTTGAAGGATATGCTATAGAAAACAAACCTGGACAACTTTATCTAGGGCCCAGCGAGCGTATGCATCGCGTTGTAGTTAACGAACCGTTCGATGGAAACCGTATCACTATAGGATTCGATGTCAGTGACCGTGTAAACGAAGATCACATTAATTCTAACTTTCATGCGTTTCTTCCAGTGTTTTAAATATGATTAATTTCTTACAAGATTCCAATTTTATTTCTAAACGACATAGTGGTCAACATCATGTCGTTAGGAATCTTGACTTAGAAACTCCTAGTTGGAGTGATATACTAACTCATCTTAATAGAAATATTGTGTCTAAAGCAAAGATGAAAGTATTAGACAATCTTGGATTTGTATATTTTGATGCAGATTGCATGCCTCAGGTAAACAGTTTACTAGCAGACATACGTCAAACAACAGATAAGCCATGTTCTGCACATTGTTATATTTCATTGTTAGAAATATCCAATACATTTGGAAGACATAATGACAATGCTGATGTATTTTTCTGGCAGGTGCAGGGCAGTACGCAATGGAGAGTCGAGCAAAATTCGCAAGTTTATGAATATACATTATTACCCAATGATATAATTTATATTCCTAGATTCGTAGTTCACGAAGTAACCCCGTTAACACCTAGAGCAGGAATTAGTTTTGGAATAGATTACTGATATGTTAGAAAATATTAAAGATTATATTTTAGTAAAAAACTGCATACCCCGTGAGGTATGCGAATCTATGATCAAAGACATTGTAGTCAACAATGTCTGGGAAAAGCACCTTTGGCAAAATTATGGTGTTGTTAAAGAACGTCCAACTTTTCCGCCAACGGAACTATCTGTATCGGAATCTAGTCCTGAACAAAATGCTATTTTGTATCCGTATATAGGAAACGCACTAAAGGACTATGAAGAATATATTAAAACAAGTAACAGTTTTGACGGGTTTATTTCTAATTGCGGATTGCATCTTGCTTGTCCGGTGAGATTTAATCGCTATGATTCTCATACACTGATGAAAGCACACCATGATCATATTCATAGTTTATTCGACGGCGAGCGCAAAGGAATTCCTACATTAAGCATAGTTGGCTTATTGAATGAAGATTTTGAAGGAGGCAATTTTGTGTTCTTTAAAGATTACGAAATTAAATTAAAAGCAGGTGATATTCTAATATTTCCGTCTGTGTTTATGTTTCCGCATCGTGTTGACAAAGTGTCTAAGGGCACACGTCATAGTTTTGTAAGTTGGGCTTGGTAATGAATACATTAATGGATTTTGTTAAAATTTATAGTGCTATATCTCCTGAGGTATGTGATGAGATTCTTAATGAAGTAAATCAAAATCACGAGTGGCAAAAGCATACGTATAACCCTACGTTTAAAAGACCTACAGGTACACACTTCCCGCCAACAGAATTTGAATTTATGGATTCCACTAGAGAACAGAGTCTGCGAATAATGCCGTATGTGGAAAAAGTAATGAGAGAGTACAATCAGTACATCAACGAAATGAATAGTTTTGCTGGATACGATGCTGCCACTGGAGTAACATCTTGTACTCCTATTAGATTTAATAGATGTAAAACACATACACTGGTCGAAGCGCACCACGACCATATACAAGAATTGTTTGGTCCTGGAAATACCAGTATTCCGTCAGTGTCTGTAGTAGGATTACTGAACGAAGAGTTCACTGGTGGCGAATTTGTATTGTTTAAAGACACAGTTATTCCTTTGAAGAAGGGCGATATTGTTTTGTTTCCTTCTACATATCTTTATCCGCATCGTGTTGATAAAGTAAAAAGTGGTGTAAGAAATAGTTTTGTTACTTGGGCATTTTAATGACACACGATTTTAAAGACATGGTAATCTGTAAAGATAATTTCTTTGTTAACCCAGACAAAGTATTATCATTGTTTGATGAAGAATCGTTCTTTAAATCAGCAGCCTATCCTGGTATGCGTACTAATAACTTACTCGAGTCTACTAACGAGTCTTCTAGAAATTTTGGATTATTTTTTGCTAAGAAAATATGCGATGAAATATTTCCAGGTATACATGGCCTAATGATAGATGCAAGATTTCATATTAATCAAGTTTATAATAACAGCACAGCCAACGAAGGCTGGATACATTCTGACGAAGCAGATCTTGCAGGGCTAGTATATCTTTCAAAAAATGAATGTTCATTGTATACAGGTACATCACTGTTCGTTAAAGATACACTAGGCGATTTTGCTGTAAAGGACTTTACATCACGACAAGAATTTAATTTAACCGATGTACCATCTGACGAGTATATAAACGATTTAAAAGAAAATCACAAAAATTTTACAGAAACAGTTCGTGTGGGAAATTTATATAACAGATTAGTTGCCTATGATGCTAAAATTTTTCATAGACCTAATCGATATAATCTAGAATCTACTGATACTAGAAAAAGTATTGTATTTTTTATTCGAGGATTTAAAAGAAATTTTGAATCAAAAGTTAATCTTAATCATAACTGGGTAGACGCATGATTTATAAAACTCCATTATTTGAAGTTCCAATGTATAAATTTAAAGCATCAAGACATGCTGAAATTAAACAATGGATGTTGAATAATGTACTCCCAGAGTTTGAAAAGAACGGTGCCAATGAATCTTCGAGAAATCTATACAGCAGTTATTTTCCTGGTGCTCCTAAGATAGACAACGACTTGTTTTCTAATTTTTACGCTAAAGATATTAATAATTTTTTAACTAAAGCAGAATTTTCAAAATTACATGCTTGGAAAACTAAGGTAAATTTTTGGTATAACTTATCCTTACAAGGATCTTATCAAGAAGTACACGACCATCTAGGTGGTCCTATACCTATATCATATGCGGCTATACATTATGTTATGTTTGATAAGAAAGAACATGTGTCTACTGTTTTCTATAATCCTTTAGAATCTATACTAAAATCTTTACAACCAACTACTAGAGATCAATTTAGGCCCGCTGACTTCAGAGGATTTCAAAAAGTATTAGATGTCGAAGAAGGAGATATTATTATTTTCCCTAGTTATGTTCCGCACTCTGTAATGACACAGGTCAGCGAAAAACTTAGAATTACAGTAGCGTTTAACATCAGCGTATTTGAGGCATCTGCATATGAGTGATATAACAACAATCCCAATGTTTCCGGTGAATGTCTATAAGATTAAAGTCACCGAACACGAAAAAATTAAAAAGTATCTCATGGATAATGTTTATCCATACTTTGAAAAGCACGGACCTAACGACCCTATACAAAATACTTTAACAGATTATGGATTTAAAGAAGATGCGGCATTTGTGCATTGGCCATTTTTATTAGAGTGGTATAAAAAAGATATTCACATGATTTTAGAAAATATGGGATTTGATTTTAAAAAACATCCGTGGAAAGTGAATATGAAAGGTTGGTACAATATGTGTACTAGTAACACTTCTACATTTGTACACGATCATATGGGCGGGCCAACGAATATACAGTTCT